TAATACTTTGATTAGGTGGAGTCTAGCCTCTTCTACTGCTTCAAATAGGGTTGTCATAACACCATCATATACACAATCCATCATCTCTTGTGAGTGAGGAATGCATGTGATCTTATGAGCAAACCCGTATTTGTGGTTGGCATAAGACTGAGAACTAAGTTGGCTTAAGAAGCCACATTCAACCTCAAGATGATCGCCTGAACCTATGAACATTCTGTCCGTATGTCTAGACATGCCTTGTATTGAATTGTATGTTGCACTATCGTATCTATGTGATGCTATTCTAAGCATATCCATAGCTTTTCTAGATGCAAATACACCTACTTCCCAGTAATCTGCTGATTCGGTGGGTGGCTCGACTACTATATCGAAACTACACCCACCACTCAAAAAATTGGGGGTTTGGTTATCATATTGGTTATATTGTTTATAACCATCGATAACACCTGTATCATTATTACTGATGTCGAGTAAGATTTCCTTCCTCTTATCAGCTAATGAGAGTGGACTGATTCCACATGTTGAGCTTACTATCTCCAACATTTCTGAGATTAGTAGATAATAACTACATAGACAGTAAAGAAAGACAGTATAGTCTAACTTATTGTTATATAACGTCTTGCTTTGTTTGCTCGTGACGCCTAATGAATGAAGTCATTCTTCGGCTGAGCACAAGGTATATAACACTATCTAAATTCGTTACTACAATTCTACTAATCAACAGTGTTGCTCTGTAAAAAATTTACGTTGCAACAAGGGGTGTTTAGTTTTTGTGTTTGCCCTCGATAGTTATACCTGATGTAAAGGCTTTCCTACCGAGTTTGATCGTAATACCCGTTAAGTCTAGGGGCTATACACATGATGCGTTAATTCGCTCAGAAATACGTCACCGTAATGGTGCTTATAGTATAACCTCATACTCGTCCCAATGTACGCTGTTCAGGCGTGGGTAAGGACTCTGACTGATGCCCAAAGGTTCCACTGTCATATCTATATCATATCCCTTACTCTCGTTGGTGCGGATTGGTTACCGATCTAGCTGCTTCGTGCTGTTGTAGGTGTTACTCTCCAACTACCAAGTAGGTATTCTGACAAGACAGATCACATTTAGTTATGATTAATGCATGCTCACTTTCACAATAGCCACAAGGTCAGGTTGAACTCCGTTATACTGGAACCCTCTCAAGGAATGTCAAGACTATCAAAAGACTATGCTAGTCGTAAAGCACTTTCAGTCAGGTCGTCGTGACACTCTACTAGCGTGGGTGTGTCATACTCGACAACTAATATATATTATAGACCAGCATATATAACCCCTACAGGAACAAGTCCTTTTTATACCACGACTGAGTTAGTGAGCCCAGTAGGCATGGAAAAAAAACCAATTTTAAGGAAACCTATATATACGAACTCGAAAAAAATTACAACCCAATCGGGAAAAAATTGTGCCTACAACTAGGATCAGGTTTCAGGATAGTATTTTGCTATACACTTATAACACTCTTGCCAAGAGGAAAGATATACTTCCTTACATCTAGGGCATTTCATATCTTAGCGTTAGAACGCCTGTAGGCGTCGTCAGTCTCACATTTTAGGCACGAGCCAAAAAATGAGGGTTCACCACATGTATCACACTGATATATATCTCTAAGAAAATCCTTACCAGAGAAGGACTTTTTGAGCCCAGTTAAGAAGCCTGACAGCAACCATGACATAGTATCAGTTTCCTATCTTCAATCTCAACATTGCTTTTCCAACAACTGTGGCATACACCCATCATAGGCTCACAGTCGTCACATTTGTGAAAAATTTTAGTCATTATGTTTCTTAGTCTTGACATCTCTTTATACATTCCGTTATTCTTAATAGTCTATATTCGTTAGAAGGAGTACGAGTCTCTCTAGACACCCTTTCGTATACACGTTTAAAATCAACTAAATGTTCTTCCCTATATTTTTTATCTTGATACATACATAGTATAAATCATTTATATATAAAAGTCTTTCGCTTATAAAGTAGTGAAGTTTCCATAGTTCCTTCTCTGCCTAGCCTTGTTATTCTTCGCTCTGTTGGACAGGTGTACTCCACAGCAAGGACAGAACAATCCTTCATACTTTATATATAAACAACATTTACTACACCTCTTATAAGGCGTGTTCGCTATATCATTCACATGTTTCTTATGCTCGTACTTTGGATCTAGGCAAGCGTTTTTACATACTATGCTCATGGCTTTCTTCCATGACAGTCATGATTAGGAAGTATGATACTGTATTTTAGTTCTATCATGCACCACACACATTCCCTCATGGTTTAACCTTAAAGTCAGTAAATTTTGAAACTCCAAAGGTGGTTGTCTCTTCAGGCTTGAATATGGTATGTCCGTTGTTGCATACTATGGTTTTGTTTTCTTCTGTAGCAAAGGCTACTATGCTTGAGTTAAAAATCAAGTGCTTCATGTTTTTACAACTTATGCAATCTGTTATCGTACATTCTTCGCAAAGTCGTTTCTGCGAATAACATTCGTCGCAATCCCACGTCATTATTTGTTAGCCTCCTGAGGCACGAATTTTGGTGATTTGTATTTATCCATCTTCTCCTCAACCTGATCTTTGCCTTCGGCTATCATAGTGCCTTGAACTCTGAATAAACAACGTCCTAGGTTCTTTTTTGAGTGTTCGCCAATTAAACTTTGACAAGCGATACACATTATTTTATTTATCTGTTTTGATCCAATCATGAATTATATATATATCTATGTAATATAAGTGTATCTAATAAAAAGAAAGAAAGTTAGGTTATAATCCTAAGATATTAACCATGACTTTTATCTGTGCCATTGCGACTCCATACCAGTTCTCTGCCAATGATTTCCATTCATCTCTATCTGCTGTGATAGTTCTGACCTCATTTGCTAGCTTGGTATTGTTTGCCTGAAGTGCGTCCAGTTCTGCTGTGTCAACCGCAGTTAGTTTTAATGCGTTTGCGTTAAGCAACTCAATCTCAGATTTTTGCTCTGCTATTTTCTCGACTGAATTGTTAAAGCTTGCCGTAACTGCTGCAAGTGATTTTTGCAAAGCCTTTGCGTCAACGTCACCCTCGAATGTTGCGACGTTAGTTATGCCCTCGTATGTTCCGAGTGTTGCACTGCTTGTTGCAGAAAAGTTTACCTCCTCTAAAGGCTCCGCTATAACTACTACTGGCTCTGGTGTTGGTTCAACGTATACTGGTTCTACAATTACTGGTGCGACGTATACTGGTTGTGGTGGTGCTACATATGGTGCTACATAAACTTCGGTATGAACAATGTTATATCCTCCCGTAGCCTTGTCTAATAGATACCAACCGTCAGCATTATCTGCCGTCATTGAGTCAGGCAAAATAATTGCCATTGCTTCTCCAGATCCAACGTTGTGACTAAACTGACCACTTAGGTCAAATGTATGTGTTACATCATCAGTGTTAACTATTGTAAGTTCTCCCCCCTCAAGTATGGTAATCTCGAAAGGAAAACTGTCAACGGTAACACGATCTGGTGTCTCAGCATAAGCGTTGCCAAATCCTATAACTGCAATCAATCCAAATAGGATCATTGCTGTTGTTGTTTTGCTAATCATGTTATACAGTGATATATATATCTAATATAAACGTATCTGTTTATGCAAGTACTGCAATATCATATCTAACTGCATCTTCTCTCTTATCTTTTCTAGAAACTAATTTTGGTCTACGTTTACAACAAGGACAGTTATCATCTACTAGGTAGGTCTTTCTTATCCATTTGTCACAACGTCTACATAATGCATGAGTCTTGTATGCATTTCCAAACGGTCTATCATCTGGTATTCTGTCACATAATCCTTTACAACCTTTCATAAGTAGTTATGACTATTTAGCCTTAATTAAACGTTTCTATCTAAGGTTCTCTAATAATTCTTCATCATATGAATCCATCTCATATTCTGGTCTATCTTCATACTTGTCTATTTTGTTAAGTTTGAATGATACATACAATAGTATTAATCCTAGTGGGCTTAGGAACAATGTAAATATTAAAAATATACTGATAAAGAATAATGGTATGTTCATGACTTGGTTATGATGTTACCTTATATTAATCTTAGGAAAAAAGAAGCAGAAGACAAATCTTACGTGTTTGCCTACTACCGACTTGGTAGAACGGTTAGTTAACTAGCAACATATATAGATCATACTAATATTTAAATTAAACTCTAACAACAACCGTTCCCTTATCGAGTTATTATTAGATGGTTTAAGAGGGCTACTGTATAAGAGTAATCCCTGACAACCGTATGTGTTATAACGTACCCCTATTTATAGGTTATTCTTCTTCTTCTTGTCTTTTTTGTTCTTCCATCTTGTCTTCACATAGGAATGTTAGTTTCCAAAATACTTTTTTATCCTCAGAAGATATTTTTGATTTGTCTAATCTAGCAAATGCTAGTTCAAACCATGATAGTAATAATGTATAATCTCGTAATGTTAAATTTACCATGTAATCCCTTTAAATAAGTAGTTTAAATTCTTTTGTATGTACACATTGGTATAGCCCTAGAGCGAATTTTACTTCTTAATTTGGTTGTACAGCATGGACAATGTATTCCTTCCCAATCTACAAACAATGCACACAGGGTACATCTCTTACCGCCTCCTAGATATGTTCTTTTACCCTTAGGGGCACGGTGTCTTTCACAAGTTCCTTTACATTCACTGGACATAATAATCTTTATATGAATGGCAATATAAGTGTTATAATGGTATCTAAATCATTCGATGAACCTAAAGAAGTTAAAAAAGAAGTTAAGAAATGTTTATGCAATGAAATAATAGGCAGAAGCACAAAATGTCCTATTCACAGCATATAACGTATTCTGACATAATTTTAACATTGTTTGACAAAGTTTATTAACTAACAAATTACTAAACCTGTATGGGTATTTTAGATGGAATAAGAAAAGCTCTGTCACCAGTCAACAAGGGGTATACTGATGCTACTACTAGACCTAGTATAGCACAACCATACATGAGTACCGATACAGGTGCCAAACTACCAATTTTCCCATTCCCACTCATTATGATCTATGAGTTGGCAGATAACATTGATGCTATTAGAATTCCTATTGAGACACTTAACCGTGAGATGTTTAAGAACGGATTTGAGATTGTAGAGAGATTTAAATACAAATGTATGAACTGTTCAAAAACTTTCCAATATGCACCAAACGTTCATGAAGAAGGTGAAGATAAAATAGATATGAATAAAGTACAATGTGATTCATGTATGAGTTATGACATGAGAAGACCTGTACCAGAACACAGAAAGATTCTAGAAGACATTATGAGCAAGCCTGTAAATGGTAACATGCAAAACATGGAAGACCTTGCAAGACAGTTGGAAAGAGACTTGGAAATTGCAGATAACGCTTACCTGTTAATGTTAAAGAATTATTGGATTGATGATATTACTGGAGATATAGATCAAGAAAAAACTGAAATTAAAGAACTTTTAAGAATTGATCCACCACAAGTAGCAATGATTGCTGACTCTGATGGTAGAATAGGTTATGATGATAAGAGACAAAAGATATGGGTATGTCCTAGATTTGAACACAGGGACAAAAGACAATATACTGACAGATGTGATGTATGCAATGCTAAATGTTTAAAGGCAATAATTGAAGTAAACTCTGTATATTCCATTGGTATTCCTCACCCAAAGAGAGTAATCTATGGTGAAGGTGAAGTTATCTGGAAAGCAGGTAAGTACAAGCCAAGTTTAATTTACGGACTATCTCCTATATTCGCCATATGGAGTAAGGCAATGTCATTGTCTCACATGGACGAGTATATCAGAAAATACTTTGATAAAATGCGACCACCACGAGGATTACTTGTTGTTGCATCAAGAAACTATGAAACCTTTAGAAAATCATGGGACGCTTTGGAACAAAAAGCAACTGAAGATCCATACATGATACACCCACTCATGGTTGAATCTGACAAAGGTGGAAAGAACATGGCTAACTGGATAGACTTTACTGGTTCATTACAAGAATTACAATTCATTGAAGTAAGAAAAGAACTAAGACAAATCATTGGTGCAGTATACGGTGTACTTCCATTGTACTATGGAGAGATGGTAGGTGGTTGGTCACAAGAGGGATTACAGGTTACAATTACAAACAGAGCAGTAAAATGGGGACAGGACATTTTATACAAATCATTCTTTAAGAAATTTGCAGAAGTTATGGGAGTTGACGATTGGGATCTTAAACTTGTAGCAGGAGAAGAGAACGACAAACTATCAGAACTACAAAGAGAAGGTGTAGAGATTGACAACATGGCAAAACTACAACAAATGGGATTCAAGATAGAGAGAACCCATACTGGAGAATACAATGTATCTAAAGAAGTTCAAGACATGGAAAACCCAGAACTTAAAAACGGTAGAGGCAGAGGAACTGCTGCACCTGAAGAACAAAGA